AGAAGCCTGCAAGTTTTAACGGGTTCCCTCAACAATGCACAAAAAATAATCGAAGAGCTGCAGGCGTTTGGTGCTGTCACTCCGTTCACAAGCTCAGAACTTATTGAAACAGCAAAACGTTTAAAGGCGTTTGGGTTTGAAACAGAGCAAATCGTTGATGTAACAAAGCGGCTTGGTGATGTTGCGGGTGCCACAGGTGCTGACCTGAGTGGCATCGCGACAGCGTTCGGCCAAATTCAGGCAAAAGGCAGATTGCAAGGCGAAGAGCTGCTGCAGCTACAGGAAAGGGGCGTTGATTTAGCTGGCACCTTGAAAAAAGAATATGGGCTGACAGGTGAAGAGTTTCAAAAAGCTCTACAGAAAGGCCAAATTGGAGCAGATGCGGTTAATTTTGCGCTAATTAAGCTAACTGAAAATGGTGGCAAATATGCCAACGGCGCTATAGCACAATCAGACACGTTGGCTGGGAAATTTTCAACCATTCAAGACGGGATAGGCCGTTTAGCAACAGCAGTAGGCACAACGCTTGAGCCTGCAATCAAATTTGTTCTTGATCTTGCTATACAAGCGGTAAACGAAATCACAACACTATTAGGCAAGGGTGCAGAAGCAAGAAATTTTGGGCTAAACCAAAAACAATTAGACGAAATTGATAGGAAAGCAAGAGAGACCGCAGAGCAAGTCGGCAAACTGCGAGGATATGGCTTTTTAGATCCAAGGACAGCGTTACTGCAGGCGCAAATTGGTCGAGATATGTTGCGTCAATATGGCTTTGAGTCTGGTCAACTGCAACTGCCTGCCGAAGCAAAAACACCGCAAATACAAAGACCTAATTTGGGACTTGGGACTGGCACAGGCGGCGGCACAGGCGGTGGCGGAGACGCTAGCCGAGGTAAGGCCCAAGCAGAGCAGCAACGCCTTTCATTCTTGAAGCAGATAAATGCTGAAATCAACCGTATCAACGATGCAGAGCTAGATGGTCTTGAAGCAGGTCGTCAAATCGTTGAGCAAATCGACGCGCGAGGTGCTGCAGAAATTAAAACAGGCGAAACAAATCTAGCATTACTTCAAGCCAAAATCGATGGGCGGCTAGAGGAAGAACAGCTTGCTCAAAAGATAAAAGCTATTGAAGAGAGCAATCTAAACGATGTTCAAAAAGAAAAGCAAATTGCAATCGTCAAGCAAACAGCAGCATTAGAAAAGCAAATTAAAGCGACAGAAAAACTTGATCAAGTTTACAGATCAATCGGCAGTGCGGTGTCTGATGGTATTGTCAATGCGTTGACTGCTGCTGTTGAAGGCACCAAGTCACTTGCTGATGTAGCCTCGCAAACGTTGAGGCAAGTTGCCAATATCCTGCTGCAGTTCGGCGTCAACGCTGCACTGGGCGGCCTAAGTACCGTTGGTGGTACTGGTAGCATCTTCAGCAAGCTGTTTGGTGGATTTAGAGCATCTGGCGGCACCGTAACTGGTGGTCGCTCATACATGGTCGGCGAAAAAGGCCCTGAGCTATTCACCCCTGGTCGTACCGGCAGCATTGCACCATCAGGCAGCTTTGGTGGCGCTAACGTTGTTGTGAACGTTGATGCGTCTGGTTCACAGGCTCAAGGCAACCAACCAAACGCCAAAGCCCTTGGCTCAGCCATTGGAGCGGCGGTGCAAGCTGAACTGGTCAAGCAAAAACGTCCTGGAGGTCTTCTTGCATAATGGCTACGTTCCCATCCATCACACCAACTTACGGCATCACCAAAAGCAGCGCACCAAACGTGCGTTCAATACAGTTTGGCAGTGGTTATCAGCAGCGTGCACAGTTTGGAATCAATCAAAACCCAAAGGTTTATGAGCTAACGTTTGAGGTGTCTGAAACAGATGCTGACACCATTGAGGCGTTTCTAGATGCGCGTGCAGCAGTAGAAAGTTTTACGTTTACGCCGCCAGGTGAAACGAGCAGTGCAAAATTTATTTGTCGCCAATGGTCAAAAACGATTCCATACTTGAATCGTGCCACGATTACAGCTACATTTGAGCAGGTATTTGAAACCTAATGGCTTTTCCTTACGCAAATCACCCGTGGCTGGCGGGTAAGTATTACAAGGTCGGTGATGTTGTTAGGGCATCGCGCGAGGAACGACATACGCTTGCGTTTAAGTGCGTTGTTGCAGGTACTTCTGGGAGCAATGAACCAGCATTTCCGCGTCAAATTACATCAACCATTGTTGATAACGAAGTTACATGGGAAGCGTTTGAGCCATTAGCGGAGCAGTTGCAGGCGTTAGCGCCGACTGCAGTTATTGACTTATTTGAGATCAAGCTAACAGAAAAGGTCAACGGTGTTAGCGATACATTGCGCTATCACGCTGGCAAAAATGGATTGATTTCCGACATTGTATTTGATGGCAAAACTTACCCTGCAGCTCCTGTAGAGGTTGATGGGTTTGAGTTTTCGGTAAAAGGTACATTGCCACGCCCTACGCTAAGGGTTGCGAATGTAAACGGCGCGATGAGTTCATTGCTTGCACTTTACAATCCATTAAAGGCAAGAGTTAGGCGTATCCGCACTTTTGCCAAGTTTTTAGATGATGAAAACTTTACAGGCAATTTTTCCTTTTTTCCTGAAGAAGGCTCAACTGTAAGCCCTTTCGTTGGCCCTATAGCCCCTTTTGCTACACAGTCGGGGGATCCGCTAATATCGCAAAAGCCAAATCCTACGGCAGATCCTGACGCGAAAATAGTGGAGACTTGGTACATTGACCGCGTTGCAAGCGAAAATCTACAGTTTGTTGAGTTTGAGCTTACCGCAAAGCTAGACCTCACAAACCTGCAGTTACCGCGTCGGACTGTGACTGAATTCTGCCAATGGGAATACAGAGAACGTGAATGTCCTTACAATGGAGACAAGTGCTTTACGATTGACGACGAGCCAATTACTGGCGGCACTTTAGAGGAAAGAAAAGATGCAGACGCCTGCGGCAAGCGAGTGTCAAGCTGTAAGCTCAGATTTCCTAATCAAACATTGCCGTTTGGAGGCTTTCCAGGTGCAAGACTTCAAGCGTGAAGCGGCTCGTCACGCAGAACAACAATATCCTAAAGAGTCAGCAGGCTTGGTCGTCAATGACAGCTACTTCCCGTGCCGCAATATCGCTGACGATCCAGAGAACACTTTTATCATCAGTCCAGTTGATTATGGGCGTGCAATGCTTGCAGGGACTATAGAAGCGGTAGTGCATTCACACCCACAGGGAACGCCGATCAGTGATTACGATCGCAAAGCTTGTAGCCAAAGTAAAATGGACTGGTACGTCTATTCTGTACCGGATAAGCAGTGGCTAACTATCAGTCCTTGATTGGTAAGCAGTGGAAATACGGCGAACAAGATTGCTATACGTTGGTGCGGGACTGGTTTGCTTTGTGGGGCGTTGACTTGCCGGACTTTGAACGTCCGGTGGATTTGCAGCGTACTGACAGCATTTTTCTGCGTCATGCAGCGATGCTTGGTTTTAAGCAAGCTGACTTTAATGATCGACGAGAAGGTGACGTGCTGATTATGCGTCTTGGCACTAGAACGCCAATGCACGCAGCAATTTACTTGCAAGACGATCGCATCCTGCATCAACGGATGAACAGCATCAGTGCCATTGAGCCACTAACGCGTTATTATCGTGACAGGGTATCCGCTGTTTATCGCCATGCAACTGGTCATGCTCAGCGGTGAGCTAGGCGAAAAATACGGCACAAAACACGAGTATTACAACCTGCGATCACCAGCAGAAGCAATCAAGCTGCTGTGTATCAATTATCCAGCACTGCAAAAAGATCTAACGGAGGCGCACCACAACGGCATTGGATACAAGGTAATCCAAGGTGGCGCGGCGATGGGCTATGACGAGCTGGCGTTGCCATTTGGCAGTAAGCCGCTGATGGTGGTGCCTGTGATTAGTGGTAGCGGTGGCTCAACGGGGCAGATTTTGCTTGGTGTTGGTTTAGTCGCTGCATCGTTCTTGTTCCCTGGTGCTGGGTTGTTTGGCACTTTTGGATTATCTGGCGGAATTTTGGGAGGTGGCGCTGCAATTGCCGGTGTCTCTTCAAGTGCTGTTTTGACTGCAGCGGCCATAGGAACCGGCATAAGCGCAATCGGTGCAAGCTTAATTCTTGGCGGTACTGCAAACCTGATATCACCACAGCCGGAAGTCCCAAAGCTTGGCAGAAATCGTTTGGATGGCGGTACTAATGTGCGTGGCACTGGCCCACAAGGCGTTACTCGTGGGGCATCAGGACAGCAATCTTATGCGTTTAGCGGACCAGCAAACACTGTAGGCACGGGCGCAACAGTCCCTGTAATCTATGGTCGTGTCATCACTGGTGGTCACTTGCTTGCGGTAGACATTGATATTGCCGATGAATCTGATCCGCTTCGTAAAACGCTTGGCAGGTTTAGTCGCAAACGCGTTACGATCAACGGCGAAAGAATTGGCAACGAGAAGGAATCTCTTGGTGGCCTAACGACAAGAAAATTAGATGGTAAATTGATTTTTGCTGATGACAAAGACAAAAGAATTAACATTGACAAAATATTTGGCCCAGAATTAAGTCGGCTAGTCAAGGAAGAGTCAAGCAGCCTAAAACATGAAAACGACAAACTTAGGTACAGGGAAAAAGAAAAATTCCGCGAAAAAGTTGATATAATTTTCGAAATCTCAGACAACTTCTTTGATTATGTTGGCGACGAAACAACAACTCAAATAGATGCGTTTATATCTTATACTATAAAGTTGATGCTTGGAGGCATTGGCAACCCAGTTGTTGCAAGCGCAAGCGCTACGCTGCAGGGCAAGTTTCATGCGACACCTAGCGATCCTTTTGTTTACGGACATCGGCTTGAGGTGCCAGAATCAGAAGATGCAGAAGATATCAAGGTGGAAGTTGAAATAACAGACGCAAGCATACAAGACGATGCAGAATTTAAGTTAGCCTGCTACGGCTACGACCTTCTGTAAAAAACCATGGCTTTAAATTCAAAAACGACTCTCAAAATTATTGACCTTATTGGCGAAGGGCCAATCGAAGGCATACAAGGGCGACAAGGTGTGTACCTAAATGAAACGTCTTCAGTTGACAAAAGCGTACAAAGATCAGATTTTGAGCAAAGAAAAGGGGCGTTAAAACAAGAACGACTTAGCGATTCAAAAACAACATCTGCATTGCAAAATGTTGGTGAAGATGTTGGCAGAAGCTATGAGGAGACAACAAACGAAGAAGGCGAGGTTGACACAAAAAACTACGGTGCAGGGCAAGTTATACAAACAGTTACAGACTTAGAGGCTGACTTTGTTCAATTAGTTTTTAGCGTGCCTGCGCTGTATTCAACTGCGGTTGAAGGCTTAGCGCGTGGTCAGTTGTTTGCCGCAAGAATAAGATATCAAATTGAAATCCAGTCTATTGGAAGCGCTTCTGGTTATGTAAAGGTTTATCCAAAGCCGCAAGTAATAGAAGGCATTTCCACTTCGTCATATCAGTTCAAAACACCGAAGATAAACTTTGACGATGAATTGCCAGGTCAACTAGGCCCGTGGAATATTAAGGTTAGCAAGCTGGAATTTGACGATCCAGAAGAAGCATTTGAAATTAAAAGAGACGACTTAGAGGATTTACCAAAGAAGAAAACGCCACTGCAGCAAGGTCGTCGTGATCTTTTGCGATGGGAATCAATCGTAATACATAAAACTACAAGGGTAAATTATAGAGGTTCAGCTGTTGCTGCGTTATCAATTGATGCAGAACAGTTTGGAACGTTGCCAGCTCGTGCCTATGACGTCAAGGGCTTAAGAGTACAAATTCCAAAAACTGCTTCAGTTAATAAAGACGGATATTTAGAATTTAATGGCAGGCCATTCAACGGACAGCTGCAAGAGCAAAAACAGTGGACAACATGCCCTGTTTGTTGCTTTTATGACATGCTGGTCAACAAACGCTATGGTGCTGGTGATTTTATTGACGCTGACAACATTAGCTGGGTTGACCTGATAGGAATTGCCAAGTATTGCAATGATTTAATTACTTTGCCTGATGGCAGCACGGAACCAAGATTTGCTATCAATACTGTTATCAGTAGTCAGGCTGACGCATACAGTGTCATTCAAGACCTTGCTAGCGTTTTTCGTGGCATGGTGTTCTGGAAGTCAGATACTATCCAGCTGGCTGCTGATCACGGCAATTTAGACGGCAGTGATCTAAGCCCGATTCATGTTTTTACAAACTCAAACGTTGTCGGCGGAGGCTTTGTTTATAGTGGCTCTTCCTTAAAAACACGCAGTACAAGAATTGTTGCGCGGTATAACGACCCAAGCAATTTCTATAAACCAAACTACATTATTGTTGAGGACAGAAGTGCAATAAGCAAGTATGGCCTGCAAACGCGAGAAGTTGTGGCGTTTGGTTGTACGTCTAAAACGCAGGCGCAACGGATGGCAAAATGGATGATGGCATCAGAGGAGCTAGAAGGCGAGACAATTACGTTTTCAGTTGGCCTTGAAGGGCTGAATGTTTTGCCTGGCCAGATTTTTGCAGTGTCTGACGCGATGCGCCAAGGCGCAAGGCTCGCAGGACGTATTGTTGGCGCAACAAGAAGCAAAATTATTGCTGATCAGAATGTATCTTCTCCGCCTGGCAGTAACGATCAACTTACTGTCGTCTTACCTGACGGACGCGTGCAAGTTCGTGCAGCAACGTGCGATGGAACGTCAACGATTACTGTCAGTCCAAAACTTGACGAACCGCCAGCAGATAATGCTGTTTGGACGATAACTGACACAAGCGTTGCAAATCAAAAATTCAGGTGTTTATCTGTTGCAGAAGGCGAAGACGGTGTGTACTCAATCACAGGCGTTCAGCATGTTGACAACATTTATGACGTTGCAGAGGGCAAAGCTAGCAAGCTTGACTTCCCAGATATCACTTTGTTTGATGAAGCGCCAGCAGCACCTGAAAACGTTAGCATTCGTTTTCTTGACATCAGTAAAAATCGCAATAGGTATAGCAGGATCAATGTTTCTTGGTCGCGTGGCACAGACTTAAGAGCGGTTAGATACCAAGTTGATTACAAGATTGGACAATCTAGCAACTTTAAAACAGTCAATACCACAAATACCAGTGTTGACATAGACGATACG